GTATGTACCATCACAAGAAATATCAATCGTATCATTAATTGCGCCAGCATTTAATGTAAGAGATGATACAGTCTCATGAATGTCTCTACCAGTATTCGATGCGTGATCAACACCATAACTACCGTGATAGTAGATTAGGCTTGCACCACCAGATATCACATGCTCACTATCATCGCCACTAATAATAGTACAATGAAATCCTGCGAGAGAGCTTGATACAGTGGGTAAAGTAACAGTCCTTGCTGCACCAGATGGAATGAATACCTTACCAGAATCCTTGGCTACCAATGTCTTGTTAGCCGTTACAGATTCACAGTAATTATTATTCCAACCAGCTTTTGCACCTAGTTTAGCCATAATCGCTACCTCCTATTTCCAGATCGCGTGAGCTTCGGGCATTTTGAACTCAAAGCCAGCTTCTGTAAGGATCATATCCACTCGTTTGTCATCTCCACTATTTTCTAGAGAGCTAACACCGACATAGATAGCTGTATCACGATTCATGCCATTTCCTACTAGAGGACGATATCCAACGTACTTCATGTTCATTGCGAGCATCTTCACTACAGAACCATCTAGGTGGATGTTGCGAACAACATTCATATCACCATAAACAGTACTGATTCTTGTGAAGTCAACACCAAACATACTTCCGCGGCCTTGGGCTGCGAAATTGGAACTAAAGTTAGGACTCAATTCCAAACTATTGGAAAAGTAGCCACTCAACTTATGTAACCAGTTATATGTTGAAGTATCACAGAAGAACAGCGTTGCGTTAGCATTGTTGTATCTAGGATCGAGGAACTGACTCATATCATCCAAGAAATCATCAGATGTTTTAGTTGATTCCGTTAAGGAGAATATGTTACCAGTGTTCAGTACGAAATCAATTGCACCCTGAGTGGTGTTCACTGATGTAGTACTGGCAGTTGGGGAATATTGAGAAGAAAACAGAGCTGCTTGCTCAATGTCCCACTTATGCTCAATCAGTTTATCTTTCCAGATACGAGCCCATTCATTAGGTTCGTACTTTAACTGAGTTGCTCTTGCAGTATTGGTCATACCGAACTCAGAACGAAAAATCTGAGTTTGTCCATATGAGGTACTGTAAGGATTATCGTTCCATACTTCTCCGATCAGTCCTGATCCTTCAGCATAGGCACTTCCAACAGCGTATGCACGCCTTGATTCAAAGTGACCAGCAAGAGTATCACTAGTCGTCACTGAACCAGTACTGTCTACCGTAGTAGCAGTATTGTGGTTAGTAGAATAAGCCGCATTTGGTGCTGGACTAACTGGAACACGAATAACAGAACAAACTGCTTTAATCGTTTCCGCATTGTTAGAACCATCTCCAACACTACCTAAGTCAATGTCAGTGTCTTGTGCAGCTTGTGATGTAACTCTCAGAATGTAGTAGTCTTTAGCTTTTTGATCTGTAGCTGAGTCTGATACATTCACTTTGAGTAGCATGCCAGGAACAATAAAATCAGGTCTTGTGCCAGCTTCACCAATGTGCGTAGCTGTCTGACCTATTTTATTTTGAATGTTACCTGCTGTTTTATAATCACCAGCAAGATAAACAGTCATAGTGTCCCCAGCTGAAACACTTGTACTATCTGATGTGTTTGCTAGGATAGCTTCGTTTATTACAGCGCCCGATCCATTATCGAATCCGACTACGTATGCATATCGTTTATGCCACGAACCTCTTTTCTCGGTGTATTTAAATTGGGGATCGTCAGTTGGCTGTTTTCCAATCTGACTGACCAACCTAAAAAACGGAGTCTGATTAACTGCAAGTTCAGTGAACCTATCAGAAAAATCATATCTTCGTCTTGGGTGACCAGTTGATTTGCCAGAGCCAGCTACGCGACCTGTTGCCCCTTCTGAAGTCGGTAGCCCACCTTGAGAGGATACCTCCAGATATTTGGGGGATGTGTAAGCCATTTGTACTTACCTCCTACTTGTCTAGTTTAGCTGATAAGGCTTCAACTCCTTGATCTAGATGTAAGAGAGCATTGAATACTTGGTCATCTTGTGATGCCCCAGTATCTATGTCTTGTGCGCCAGCTGAAGAGACACTGGCAGGTTTCTGCCTTACGTTCTTCATTTGCTGTGCGACTTCTTTTCTTGCATTGTCAGCAATCGTCTGATCTCTATTCTCTCTCGTATATAGATAATAAATATCATCCATTGTGAGAGAACGATTTTTAGCAAAGTCAACCATCTGTCCCATCTGATCGTCTGATAGATCGAACTTCTGTTGAACCTTTGATTGCTCATCTGCCCTTGCGTTTTCAAAGTTTTGGCGATTTGCATATTCACCTAACCTTTGTTGCACAAGACCATCTACGTGGGTATTCATTACCTTTGCAGAATCTGAGTTTTGATCTGAGATTGCTTCGTCATAATCGAAAATGAAGTCTTCGTCCAAGCCAAGTTGCTCCTTTAAATTACTAGAGGAGTTGACGCTTCCATTACCCTCAAAATAGTTACGCATGTGCTGAACTAAATTAGGGTCTTCTTTCATCGCATCGAGAATAGGTATATAAGGCTCTACATCATTAAGCTTGGCATTTAACTTCCTTGCTTCCGTAGTAGAGTCTCCATATCTCTTTTCCCAATCGTGCTCTTGTGTCTGGCCAGGGCTCTGACTTCCATCAAAGGTTGCTGGTTCTTCGGGAGAGAGCTTTACTTCTCCTTCAGATTGGTTATCATCAATTATTCCACTATTGACATCCTGATCTAATGAGTCCATAAACTCTTGAACGTCAAAGTTGTCACCTTCGGCAGGGCTATCTTTAGCAGGTTCACCTTCCATTACTGTATTTGCTGTCAATAGGTTATCTGTGTCAATTGGGGACATATTAATATTCTCCTTCTAATTTAACAAAAATTTTGTATTCTGGTCAAGACTTCTGCTTCTGCGCCTTAATCTTCTCTTGGTCTACTGCATTCTTGACCTGTCTTGTCATTTCTCTCTTCATCATGTCTAATTCCCCACGCAGCATATTCCTTAAAAACTTCTGTTGCGATTTTGTTTCACCTAAATCTCTATCTACTTCAGATTCTGCATCTTTTATCTTGGTTCTGATACCAGATTGTATCACCTGTCGAGATAATGTTTCGATAGTTCCGTCCCTGTCTTTCAATAAAGCCTCCATCTCTTCCAGCTGACTTTGAAGTTGTGTATAAACTGATTTCCTCTTTAAGATATTCTCTTTGCCACGAACATCAGTCTCAGCCAACATAGCGACATCATCAATAAGACCAGCTTGGAACCATCTGAAGTACTCCTCTAGTAGAGCCCATCTGTTTACTGGGAGTGTCGAGCCAGATACAATTCTCACGTCAAATCTTGCAGAAGCATAGTCCTTCCATTTACCAATAGCCTCTCCCATATCATTGTATATTGGAATGTTCATTTCAACTGTTCTTTCTTCCTGTAATGCACTTGGCTGAATAATTCTGAACACCTTATGTGCTGTATACGTGTTTTGCGCCATCTCCTTGAATACTTTTCCAAGATGTTCTAGAGCTGGCTCAATTGTTGATTCCATCCATGCCTTAATTCTTCGTGTTCCATATTCGTCAGCAGCTAATAGACCTCTATACGTTTCATGCTGAGTCCCCACATCACCTTGCATAGAAGAATATATACCAGATAAATACTCCATATCTGATCTTCCTACACTTGTGAGTTCAAAGAATGCCTGATTTAAGGGAAGAGGCTGGACAGGAGTAGGAGGAGCAAATCCTGATCTATATTTCAATAAAGCACCAGGCGCTGAAGAGTATTGTTCCCATTCCTCTTCTGGCACTGATCCTTCCTCATATAGCCATCTCAAGTTTGACGCTAAGTTCGCATTGTGGATCATGAGCTGGTGAGCTTTGTTTAATTCTTGTTGTTTACCAACTAAGGGACTAACAGCACTCATTGGATGAGGAGTACCTGTCCAAGTATACATAAATGGAACAATCGGATACTCAGTACATGGTAGAATCATTTCCCATAAAAGTACGTTATTTCCAATAGTGCAGGTGAGTTTTACTCTCGTATCATAAAATTTTATAGCTTCAACAATATTCTTCTGTCCTGCTTCTGTTGCGGCTAATTCTTTGTAAGCGTCTTCTGGAAGAACACTATTTTCAACTCTCGACTGAACATCTTCTATCTTTGATATAACAGACTGTCTATGTTGTTCAATAGTAGCTTTTGCTTCCTGTACTGCCTTTTCTATTTCTAGAGCAGCTCTCTCTGGAATCATCTCTCCACGTTCTACAGATTGTTGCACAGAAGCTTCAGTCTCCTTTACAGAGACTTCAGTTTCTTTCACAAAATTTTCTATCTCCTTCTCAGCCTGCTCTCTAATCTCTGCCATCTCTTGCGCAGAAGGAAGAACCTTGATGAAAACATTGTAGTATGGAACTTTGACCTTTTGATATGTCTCGAAGATTTCAAGCATTTCATCTTCTTCAGCCGTCAGGGGATCATATGCTTGTATTCCCACCTCATCAGGAAGAATAGCATCAGATGTTCCTAGATTTCTATCAGAGAACATTACCCCACCTCTACTTGACATTGTTTGTCCTTCCGCTTTCTTAATCTTTCTCTTGTAATCTGGATAAAGAGACATTAACTGTGTTTTTGTTAAATCCTTTTTGATGATTACATAGGAAGCGTCCCTAAAGAGGAAGTCAGTACTCATAGGATCAACAAATACATCAAACGGCTCAACTCTCTTGAGTACAACCTCTCCCATTCCCTGATCTAAATCAGGATTAACATCAACTAAGAAAAATCCTACAGACTTTGTTAGAGCGTCCTGTATGACATGACCATAGATAGATTTCCCATTAGAAAGATACCAGCAATAATCAGCAATATCTGAGTGGACAGCCGCCACATCAGTATCAGAACCTTCACTACCGACCGCTTGCCATC